TCCGATGCCCATTCCCTTGCTTCTTGGCAAGCATCTAGGTTTTGTTTCGATAATAATTCTTGAATGTTTTTCATCGTTTCATTTTTTGACACTCACCTAATTTCTCCCGGTACATTTCCAAATCTATACAGGCACGGGTTAGCATATCTTCGAGCCAGAATAATCTTTCGTTATCTGATCGTAACTCCCCATCGAAGTTAAACATTGTGGCCTGTATTTTCTCTTTGGCGTTGTCGATTCCGCGTTTTTCTGTTGGCGTTAATTCACGATCAATCAGTTTGTTTAATAGTTGTAGTTCGCTCATATCAAAAAGGTAAATCGTCCGTATCGGTTCCTGAAATATCTGCGCCCTGTTCTTCAGGGTCATTTGAAGTGGGCAACGAAACAGTGCCGTTTGTCCAAAATACTTTGCCATTTCCAACGTAGAACCTTTCCTTTTTTTCTTCTCGCTGGCCTTTGGTTTGAGCCACATACGCCGCTACGTTTTGCCCATACTGATTTGTTTCATCATTGAGCGATATGGTTAACTCAACTCCCTTGCCTCCTTTTTTTTCTACTGTGTCCAAAAGGGTTTTTAGGGTTTCTTTTTTTAGGTAAAGTGAAATTAATGAACTCATTGTATTTCTTTTTTTAGTTTGCGGGCAATATCGCCCTGATCGTAATTTGTTCCTGATGCAATTGGGTCTAACTGATTTTCCCGAAGTCTGTCAATAACTTCGCGGGCGCGATCTGCTGACATCGTTGTCAGTTCTCTGAAGATATTTGACTGTTCTTCAGGACTAATAACAGCGGTCATTAAAAGAGATTCTATGTAATTTATTTGGTCATCGGTTGCGCGATAATCGGACTCGTCCAGATTAACCGCCTCACCTACGCGATCCCACATTTCTGTTTTTGGAAGGTATTTTATCCCTCGACGGATAACAGTTTTGCGTGCCATTTCGCCAAAGTCGGTAACCCAAACGCATGACTTTAATTTTTTCGCCTCAAAGGCTTTGTAAGATTCAGAACGACCGCGAATGTCGTTTATTTCTTCGGCGGTCATAACTTCGATCATGTTGGAATTGTCCGACAAAACCGCAACCATGTACACATGCGTAACTATTTTTGTTTTGAATTTAGGGCGGTGTGTTATCGCGTTGGCCGTTCCAAAACTTACTTCAAAGTCGTCACCCTCGTAAACCAATTGGGCGTATATTCTTTTTGCGCTCCCGGTGTCGGTTACTAATTTGCAAAGCCCCTGATAAGAAGGCTCTAAACAAGTCTCAACAATCCACTGCTCACCTACCTTGCGGGTGCGCGGCACAAGGTATGCGTGCTTCAAAACAGGATTCAGCGTCAGTCCTGTTTGAGCAATGTTGAGTACTGCCAAAATATTGCTTTCAACTGTTGCTTTTTTCAGTTGCGGATTCCTCTCGATATGCTGAAGGGCAAAACTCAACTCTGTATCAAAAGTTTTTGAGTCCGTCAACTCAATAAACCTGCGCTTTATGTTGTTACTAATCTGATCTTTAAGTGTTGTTTGTGTTTCCATTTTATATTTAGTTAAAGTTACTCATTTTCAACATCATTCGACGGGCAACTGGCTTAATAATTTGGTCCAAAAAAAGATACTCATAACCATCGTCGCACGGGAATATTGCCGTTGTGCCGTCACCTTTGCAAACCCAACAGGAGAACTTGTATTTTTTTCCCTCGTCGTCGTTGGTTATTGTTTCGTGATATCCCAACCCTTTACAATGCGAGCAGGCACCTTGCAAAACTTTCAACTTCGTCATTTGCTTTTGTTTTTCTCAGGGACAACATTGACCCGTCTTTATGAAACAAATGTACGTAACTTTATTAATACCTTGTATAACATTGTTTAATCATTTACAACGGTCATTCATTCTGTTTAAGTTTTAACGGTATTAACGTCGGTGTTATATCTATTACTATATTTGTTTTATGAATGAACCGAAACACATAGCGGTTGCCACGCCAGACAAGCGCAGGGCATACCCATTTAACGAATACGAATTGAATAAGGTGTATGACCTTCCAACCACCGAAGCCGCTTTAAATCGCTTTAAAATGAGCCTACGTATATCTGCCTACGCTTGGGTAAAAAGGGCTAAGTTGGACTGGCAATTCTCCGTGTCTCACAAGATTGTTAATGGTCAGTACTTTGTAACCATTTGGAGAAAGCGATAAGCATGACCCGCAAACCAAAATACCCCTTTGCCCAACTAAGCCCCAGCGAATCTATTGAAGTCGAGGCTCAAGGTAGTGAATTAAAAACACTCCGGGGAAGGCTCTTAAACAACGCCTGTGCCTTTAACAAACGAACCGGGAATAAATGGAAGTGGAGAACAGCGATAGACCATGCCCGGAATGTCGCTACTATTTGGCGCGTGGAGTAAGAGTAGTAACTAATTAAACTGAAATTTATGGATTGGATAAGTGTAAAAACAGAGTTGCCGTGGATGAAAGTAGTGGTTGATGGCTACCAAAGGAAAAGGTCAGAGGTGGTTGAAACTTATTCCCCAGCGAGAGAAGGATTTGTTGCTTCGGTACAGATGAATGAACTTTGTTCTTATACCTATAATAAAAATCCGAAGTGGTTACACAATGACGGAATAGTAACGCATTGGAGGAAATTTAACCCACCCCAAAGTGAGTAGGCTTTCAGTTTATTTGAGTTACGGTTACTCCGGGCCGCAGGCATTTCTGCCAATGTGCCGCAGGTTGGCGCAGTTTGCGTGGGCTTGTGGGAAGGGAATTGCGCTAAGGTGCTGTTATAGGTAGTAAAATTAACCCTTTTGAGGGAAGGAAAATAGAAATATTAACAAAATAAAAATAAACATTATGAACGCAAAAGAAGAATTACAACAGATTTTAAAAGACAAAGCAAAAATTAAATGTGCAATAATTTACAATGGCGATTATTGGGGAAGTGGTGAAGATGAAAGACCAAAGTTTAAACTACTATTAAACTATACTGATACCGACCTTGTAAATTTTTACAACTCTTTGGATTTTAAATACGATAACGGTTACGGAGGACAAGAGTTATTCGGAACTGTGTGGTTAGAAGATGGCACTTGGTTATCAAGAGGCGAATACGATGGTAGCGAATGGTGGGAACATAATGTTTTACCTGCAATACCTACTGACTTACTTGGTGCGGTGGCGGGTTAATTTTATTACCTATAACACTAAGATTCACGCCGTTTCAATGGCGCTGAATCGACTGTTATCCGCTGTGCGTTTCAGCATTGCGGACGTGCGGATGGGAAAAATTTGTAAATTTGATTAATGAATAAACAACCAAAGTGCAAGCATTGCGGCGAGAGGTTTACTCCCGTCCGATCTACACTAGAGCGTTATTGTCTAAAAAAGGAATGTGTTGCCGCATGGATTGATAAGGCCAAGACCTACACCAAGCGCAAAGAGAAAAAGGATTGGAAGGTTCAGAAAAAGAAAATGAAGGAGTCGTTGAAAACAAAGTCAGAGTGGGTGAAGGAAACGCAGGTCGTTTTCAATTCGTACATTCGTCAACGAGACGTTAACCAGCCTTGCATTTCGTGTGGTTCAAAATTGACAGGCAAATTCGACGCGGGTCACTACTTCCCGGCTGGCTCCTATCCTATGCTCAGATTCGAGGAGGATAACTGCCACGGCCAATGTGTCCACTGCAACCAACACCGCCACGGAAATTTGCCTGAATACAAAATAGGATTAATTGGGCGAATTGGCCAAGCCAGATTTGACCTTTTGGAAAAAAATAGACTCATTGAAAAGCACTACACTATTCCCGAATTGATTGTATTGAAGGAAATTTATAAAGAGAAACTAAGACAAATGATATTATGAGTTGCATCAACGAACCAATGCCCGAAGAATTTATTAATATTTGCACTGGCAAAAAATACACCATTGCTGAACTGGAAAGGCATTTAGATCATAACGTTCGGAACGAACAATTTGAAAAGGCAGTAATTTTCAGAGATGAAATTAACAGGCGAAAATTAAAGGAGAAAGGCAAGAAAACACTAGCGGATATTTACAAAGCAATCCTAGAGAGACGATGAAAAAACTTTTTAGAGAACCGAATGGCTCTGGGCTTATCGAAGCCCTGTTTTATTTTGCGTGCACAATCGCAATCGGGGCCTACTTTATTTTTACCCACGAATACCCCGCCAAACCGAGGCCACGCAACGACAAACAATTAATCTATGAATCCCGCTGGTACGAAGTTGACCAACTTAAAATGAGTGACGGCATAACACAGTTAGTAAGGCATGGAGTAGATAGAAACGGAAACATTTTTCAATACAGGATAAGATGAAACGACAAGACATTTTAGAATTCATCCTATCCCTAGCAACCATTTGGGCAGTAGTAGGTGTTTTCAGTTTGATATGTTACTGGACATTCCCTACCTTTACCCCTACGTTTCTGAGTGTTGGAATAGGTATAGGTTTGGGATGGGCCGGAAAAGAGTATTTCGATGAATAAAACTTTAATCAAATGAAAGCAGAAGACATTAAAATAGGCCATTGGTATATGATACATAGATACGGCTTTGAAAACGGGATAAAGGGCAAAGCCGTTGAAGTATGCGGATCATTAGTTGTTTTAAAATTCTTTTGGGGTGGTTTCGGAAGGACAAAACAGGCAGTTAATCTCGATAGATTAGTCGGAGAGTGTGAGAGACCCGGATGGTTTAGTAACCATTAAATATCATGAGTGAAAAAAGATTTCGTATATTTGTTTGGTTAATAATGATACTGGCTTCACTCTGTTTTTGGTGGGCAATATTCGCATGATGAAAAAGAAACTTGAAAACAAAATTGAAGTCGTTGACTTTTACGTGGGCGTCGAAGAACTGACTCTTCAGGAATATCTCTTTGAGGCGTGGAGCCAAGAGTATCGTCTGACTTCTTCCCATGTCTTGCCGGGAGTCGGGGAACACAACGGAAATCTTACCTACACCATTCAGCTTATCTTTTATTTTAATAAACTATGAAAAAAGTAACTGAAAAAGTTTGGAAAGAGAAAGCCGCTGGCCTTGCTGAGTGGAGAAAAAACAGAGCCTCACCGCCAAGTCTCGATATCTATGCAAAAATAGTTGATCTCGTTCACGTTGGGTCGGACGTTTTAGACGTTGGCGCAGGCCAGCGCTACCTATCATCAATTATCCCACTTAAAACAAAGTACACTGCAATTGACCCATTCCCGCTGGACAAATCAGTTCACACATTAAGTGCAGAAAGTCTTGTGAAAGTAGTTGACCGATATGATACCGTTTTTATGCTTGCTGCCCTTGATAATGTTCGTGATGTTGAATTGGCGCTGAAGGGGTTGAAAAACGTAGCAAAAGAAAACATTGTCATCTTAACCGGAATAGGAATCGAACCTGATAAAAACCACACCGTCCAGATCGACCGCAAAGACTTAACTGATGTATTGGGCGAACCAACTTTAGAGGTTGAGATGCTGAAGAACGTATTTCTTTTTGAATGGCGTCTATGCTGACGGTCGGCCTACCAAACTATTGTTCACCTATTGCTTGGCTTGCAATGGAGAGTCTTTGCCGCCAAGAAACTACCCACGATTGGGAGTTGTTTATCTACGAAGATTCTGACAAACCTCTAGGGTTAAAGTTTTACAAGCAATACGGAGAGAGATTAGCCGAAGCCGGATGCAAAAACGTCCGGTACTGGTACTCAAAAGAACGGGTTCCGCTTTCGGAGAAGTGGTTATTCTTTGGCAAACACGCCCACCGGGATTCATTAGGGTTAATGTTACAGGCGAGTGATTGTTACTCTGAGCCCAAAAGAATACAAACCGCAGTCGACGCTTTGGCTTTGGGGTACAACTGGATTCAATCAAACGAGGGTTGTTTTTACCACATTGACACAGGCCAGTTGATGCTATATCGTAACAACGGAGGAACGGGTTTAAACATGACAATCGGAATAAAAGAACTGAGAGCCATTCCACGGGAGGCTAAATGGTCAGGAGTGGATTTCTGGTTGGCCTCAAACATAATTGAACCAGTAGTTTTTATTGATGAGTCGGACAACTGGCAGGACGGGGTGGACACGGATGGTTTCAGCCGGATTTCATTAACCCGGAAAAAGCAGTACAAAAACCCGCAACCACCGTTTTATAAATGCGCCTTTGAGATTCAGGACTTGGTGCCGCAGGGAATTGCTATCGCGCTTAAAGCCACTACTTCGTCATGATACTTAACGTCTCAACTGATGACTATTCCAATTACTCTCACAACATTGCGAGGGCGTTGCGGTCTATTGGGCTGGATTGTGTTGATGTGACCAACCGCAAACACAGGTTTAAGTACGGCTCGGATTCTCCCGTTTTGGAACTTCGGGACATGATACCCTTAATTCGCAAGGCAGATGTTATCCAAGTGATGCACTCTGACCACAGATTATTAGACATGGCCCAACGCTACGGGAGAGGCGAGATAATCGTTTACCACACCGGAACAAGGTACCGGGACAGGCCGGAACATTACGAAGCGTTATTTAAGGGCTATCGAAGTGTTACCGATCAAACGGAGTTCATGAGTTTGGGCAACCACTTCTACCTTGTCAGTCCGGTTGAGTTGCCCCTTGCGCCGCTGTATAAGGGAGGCAAATTAAAAATAGGTCACTACCCATCAGAACCAGTAGTAAAGGGAACCAAAGAGATTATCGAAATGCTCAAACCTTTCGAGGGACAATTCGAGTGGCTTCACTCAACGAAGTTAGTATCTCACAAAGAGCAGTTAAAAAGAATAGCCGAGTGTGATGTTTACATAGAACTTTTCAAGCCTGAGTTAAACGGCAAACCTTACGGGTGCTTTGGTGTTACCGCATTGGAAGCCGCTGCGATGGGGAAATTGGTTATCACAAATAACCTTCATCGAGAGGTGTACGTAAATGCTTACGGCAATCAGCCATTTGCGACTCCGAATGATCCGGCTTCCTTTTATTCTATTTTGGTTAATACGATTCAAAGCGCATTTGAAAAGCATGAAGAAAGTATTAAAAAAGTTCAGGAACTAATTCACAAAGCAATGGTTAAAAACCACTCCTACCAAGCCACCGGAAACCGATTAGCAAAATTTATATTTGACCATGAGTAAACTCCCGAAAGTTTCAATTTTGTTATTCTTCGCCAAAGATCGCGGATGGATGCAACTAGCCCGCGAATCGGTCTATAATCAAACCTATCAAGGCGAGATAGAACTACTCCGATCGGATTTGCTCAATCCCGACCACGCATCAATGAACACGTCCGAGAACCTTAATTTCCTTATCAAGAAAGCAAAAGGAAAGTTTATCAAGTACCTTTGCGAAGATGACGAACTAACCCCTATAAGCATTGAGGCAAGCGTAGAGGCAATGTTAGAACAGAAATGTGATTTTCTTCATGGCAACTCAATCAACCGTCACATGATGCAAGACGGCAGCCATGTGGATAAATTGTACTTTCCGAAACTGACCTCACCAACGATTGAAACAATTTGCGAGGGCAACTACGTTCACGGTGGTACATTGTTCTACAAGGCTGAACTATTCAAGCAGGGCTTTAAGTTTGACCCTACTATTAACACGGCTGAAGAAATGGATTTGACTTTGAACCTTTTGAAGTCAGGTAAGAAAATGGGTTACTGCAATAAGTTTTTGTACATTTACCGGAGGCACGACTACCAAAAGAGTTTAGGTAAAGCGGCCAACCAAGTTGAACGGGCAAAGGTTCACGAAGAAATTAAAAACCGATACAGATGAATGACATGGTTACCTCTAAAACTTGGGAAGAATTTCGGCACACAGGTTTATTCCTGTTTGTCAACAGCATTCTTCATGCATTCGGGTGGGCAATAACGATAGAAGTCGGGGAGGATGGAAAGGCAATAGAGGGCAGCGCAAAAGCAGCGAGGGTTAAATACCGTGGTTTTGGTGCCGAGCAGGTTGAGGCAAGCCACAGGAGGATTGGGAATTACCTAAAGGAAAACGCAAGCGAATTGCAAAAGGAATCAAACGAATGATTATTTCGGCGAACATAGCCACACGCGGCAACCGTCCTGAGCAACTGAAGAAAACAATTGCGGGCCTCATGGATCAATGCGACAAGGTGCGCGTTTACAATAATGCTACGGCCCCGGTAGATTATGCAGACAACGCTAAATTTTATTGGCTTCAGTTTTTATCAGAGCCAGAGTACTACCTTTGCTGCGATGACGATTTAATCTTTGAGCCCAATTACGTCGAGAAACTGAAGTATTGGATTGATATGTACAAGTCAATCATTTCATTTCACGGGAGGATTTTGAAAGACCCCGTTACATCTTACTACGGAAACAAGCATAGGGTGTATGACTTCAGGGCAGGCCAAATGGCATCTCACAACGTTCATGTCGTAGGAACGGGCGTAATGGGATTTAGGACGGACTACTTTTGCCCTACCGAACTTTACAAGTCACCTGACAAAAGAATGAGCGACCTTGTATTTTCGTTGGAAGCGATCAAGAATAAAAAGACTTTGATTTGCGCAGAGCATGAGGCCCAATGGATCATTCAGCAACCAGTAGAAGATTCTATTCAAAAGACAGAATCAGCCGGGAAACAAACCAGACAGATTGAAATTGCAAATGAAATACTTCGCCTCAGTCATGGTTGAAATAGTTCCTATCGTTGAGGAGGTGTCGAGAATGTTTCCTTTGAACAAAGAGGATCGGGAGGATTTGCGACAGGATTTAGTTCTGAAGTGCTACGACGATCAAGAGAGAACATTATCAATCCACGCCCGGAATGAATTAAAGTACTGGCTTTACCGGGTAGCAAGAAACAAAGTTATAAGTGACAAGCGACAAAACAACACCCGCCGAACCAGTGAGTATAGTGAAATAACCTCAGCAAACGATCAGCACCGATTCCTCCACGCTAAAGGGATAAAAGAAATGATTGACCTCTTAAACGAAAAAGAAAGGCTTTGGATCAATCTCTGGTTAAAGTGTGGAATGTCAACTTCAAAGTTAGAGCAGGTTACGAAGGAGAAAGGTATTAAGATCACAAGGCAACACGCATCAATCAGGATAAAAGCAATACTGGAAAAATGGAAACACTTGGAAATATTCTTGCCGTCATCGGACTAACTTGGCTGTGGACTGATGTACTTCGGCAGCAGTTGTTCATGTTCAAGACAGACACGGGCTTTGTTTATTACAGCAAGTTCACAAAGTGGTTAGATCGCAAGCCGATAAACTGCGGAACTTGTCTAACATTTTGGTGCGGACTTTTTTTGTTTTACCAGTATGACTTTCAAATTATTTATCTATCTTTACCGTTGTTACACAGAGTCGCAATAAAATTTGTTTGACAACTGCAAAGAAAATCTTTAACCTAACCTGCTGGTTGGCTTTGGTCGCTGGCACAATCTATTTAATCACATGGATCTTTTAAAAGCCCTCGAACTCCACGAACTAAACAAAATACTGGACGATTACCAAAAACTAGGTGCCTGCTCCGATACTAGGGCAATCAAGGCAATATCTTTGGTTTGGGATGACTTTGCACAGGAAAACAAAGCCGCAATTTACGGCAGCGCAACTTACAACGTGCCTAAGACTAATTTGGGCTGTGCTTCGTGCGTAAAGGATATGTTTCAGTTGGTCATCAACTGGCGCAGAATCTTAGGCGAGAGAAAGCAAACGGTTCCTTTCAAGGGTGTGCCGCAAAAGAAGGCCAACGTTGAGGAGGTGAGGGTTATTTCAAAGCCACAGGCTGTTAAAACAGTTGCCTCGGTTGTTGAGCCAAAGACTAAGGTTGTTATTACGGAGACAGACATTAAAAAGTCTGCGGAGGACATCAAGAAAGTAAAGGCCATCAGTTATACCGGCATGAAAATGGGTGAGTTAAGAACTGAGGCAAAGAAGCGCGGTTTGAAATTCACAAACTCAGTTAGGAAAGAGGAACTGATTGAAATGCTTTCAAAATGATTGACGCAAAGGAATTGAGAATCGGGAATTTGTTGAGTTTTTGCTACAAAACCAGCAAGGGCAAGTCTCATGAACGCATTGTAACTGTGCTTAGTCTCGGAAAAAAATCAATGATCGTTTTTTTTAACGGTGAATATGAACTATTTTACAGCGATACATCCACCGTCAGGCCCATCACTCTCAACGGGGAATGGCTACTGAAGTTCGGCTTTACAAACAACGGATTCAATTCGCAATGGCTTCGCGAAAACGTTCGTGTTGCGCTATTCATTGAGGGAAGGACTTTTATTTATGTTACGGATGAGTCAGATCATACTTCGAGAACCGAACTATTTGATAACACAGTTTCCGGCCTTCAGAATGCCTTCAGGGTCTTAAAAAACGAAGAACTTCAACTAAAAGCATGAAACCCTTCACCCGCGACCAAAGGCGCAAAGGAATATTCGTTGTCGAGCAGATAAAACTCGTCAACAAGCCTCGCGTAATAAAGATGTTGGAAGGAGTCAAGTTAAAAAAGAAAGCCCCCACAAAGGAAAAGAAATACTTCAGACTAAAGGACGAAGGGCACTGTTGGGTAGATTTACTGGACGCTACCCCTTTGAAGTTTGACCACGCCATAGTAGCAGTGAAGGAATTGAAACGAGAAGATTTAAACATTCGGATGCTAACCAAGTCCGGCAACACAATAACAGTAATTTGAAATGGCTAAACCAATATTCATAGCGCGCTTTCCATGCCGATACATCCCATCAAAAAAGGAGATGTCTGCAGCCCAAAAAGACCTTCAAGAGGCATTAGGGAATGAGTACCATGCTATTGTGCTTGGCGGCGGGTTAAATGACGATTGGATTTTTGAAGTGCATAACGTTGATAAGGAGCCAGAGATCGACTATAAGGGATTAAAGAAACTGTTAAATGTCTGAGGCAATAACCTTTAATTTTCAAACCCCATCAGACCCGCTTTCAATTCCCGCAAGCGTCGAGAAGTTGAAGCAAGAGGCTTCAATAATGGTAATGAAGCAGTTCGACGTTTTCATAAAAGGCACCCTGTATCGAATCAAGGGAGACGTAACAGAAATTTCAGACCCTCGGATTGACAACGGATTTTTCAAATGTTCTCTTACTGTTGAGGGAACCAAACGAAAGTATAAGTAGGTGCCTTATCCACACGGTGGAGCAAGTAGACTAATCGTCTGATAATCATGGCTAAGAAAAAAGAGGATTCTGAACACACTCAACTTAAATCAACACTATTAAAAAAGGAGTTGATGCTGAAGGCTTTGGAAAAGTCTTTGGGGGTTATCACAACAGCGGCAAATGAGGTTGGAATAGAAAGGACTACCCATTATCTTTGGATGCGAACTGACAAAGATTATAAACGTTCTGTAAAAGAGATTGAAAACGCCACATTAGATTTTGCTGAGAGCCAACTACACAAACAAATAGCCAAAGGAAATCCGTTATCTACAATGTTCTTTTTGAAATGCAAGGCAAGGAAACGCGGGTACATAGAGCAGCAAGATTTTAAGATTCAAGGTAATATGAAATTCAAAGTAGATTTTGGCAACAGCGACATTATACACTCCGCACAAGAACCAGAGGTTAATCCATGATGCCATTAATAACGGAAGCGAGAAGTATTATATTCTCGCAATCGGACGGCAGTGGGGCAAAACTCTTTTAGATATTAACCAAGCCCTTTATTGGGGGCTTAGTTTTAAGAAGGTAAAAATAGGTTGGGTCTCTCCAATCTACGCACAGTGCAAAAAGGTTTTTAAGGAAACAGTCAAAGCGTTCGATAAGAAGCCGCACATCTATCGCTCAGTCAACAGGGGTGATTTGATTATTGAGTATGTCACAGGGTCAACGGTTCAATTCTTTTCGGCGGATAGTTATGATTCGATTCGTGGTAATACGTTCGACTTCTTAATTGTAGATGAGTTTGCGTTCATAGCGCGGGAGGCATGGACTGAAGTTTTACGGGCAACGGTTTTAGTACATGGGAAAAAGGTTATTCTAAGTTCAACTCCAAAAGGTAAAGGATTATTTTGGGAGTTATTCAATTTAGAACATTCAAACAAAAATTACAAATCGTTCAGGATGTCATCGTACGACAATCCATTTATAGACCCGAAAGAAATAGACGACGCAAGAGCCACCCTACCAGATCATATCTTTCGACAAGAGTATTTGGCAGAGTTCCTTGACAATGCGGGGAGCGTATTCAGAAATATCACCGAAGCCGTGCGCCCATCAGTTCAAACGCCAAAACTTTACTTCGGGTTAGACTTAGGCAGAGCGGATGACTACACAGTGCTAACGATAATCAATGACCGTAACGAGGAGATTTTTTGCAAGAGGTGGAGGCACATGGAATGGTCTACGATAATGAACGAAGTCGCTGCTGAGTTAAACAAGTACAAACCAAAGGGAAAGATTGAATCCAACGGATCGCAAGACGCAATCTTTGAAATGATCCAAAAGAAAGTCACCTACGGCAAGTCCAACGTAGAGCCATTTATAACGGCCTTAAAAAACAAACAGGAAATAGTTGAGGATTTGATTGTTTGTTTCGAGGAAAAGACAATAGGCATTTTAGGAGAGGATTTTCAAAAGCACGAATTAGAGGTGTTTACTTATGAATACAATCTCAAAACCCGCAATATTAAATACTCAGCACCAACCGGACTGCACGATGATTATGTCATGAGCAGAGCAATTGCCTATAATTCGTTAAAGACAATGAAAGCGTCCGGCAAATATTCCATAAGTCGGGTATAAAATCCTACTAACATTTTCGGCACTCCATCGTTCTTTAGGTATGATACCTACAAACTGGAGCCAAGTAACACTAGAATCATACGTCCCTTTCCAAAAGACTTTGGACGAAGTACCGGAAACGGAACTGCAAAAGCATGACCTCCGCGTAAAGCGAGCCTGCTTACTTGCCAATGTCGAACCTGAAGTCATCATGAATATGACTATGGACGAAATCGCAAAGGTCGATGACCTGATTAAATCCCCGCGTCCAACCAAAATAGTAAAGTCCTTCAGGATAAACGGCCAGACCTACCGAGTTAAGTTAGACCCACGTAAATACAACGCAGGCGAATACATGGCCGTCATGAACGCTTGCAAGGATAATGGAGGTGAGAATCTTCACCGGATTTTGTTCCTTGTTTGCGAACCGGTAAACAATTGGGGTAGAAAAAAGAAGTTCACTCCGGACGAATTTGAAGCAAGGATGAAGGACTTCAAACAACTTCCGGTATCAATTGCTTATCCTATTGCGGTTTTTTTTTGGACGCTCTCAAGGAAGTTAACAGACGTTATCCTAGATTATTCAGAAGAGACGATGACGAAGCAGAGGGAGGAAATGGAAGCCGCTTATTCAGCCGCTATGGATGGATAGTTACTCTTGATGCTTTGGCAGATGGTAGGCCGGAGAGGTATGAGTACTTTGAAAAGATGAATGTAATTGAATTTTTGAACCTCCTGACATTCCACTGTGATAAAATGGAGGAAAGGAAACGGGAGATTGATTTGATGAACTTAAAAAACAGACGTGGCTAAAGGCTTTTTCGACGATAAAGAATTTGTTTCTTCAGGAGGTGACTCAATCGAAGATGTTCTAATTTCGTGGGGTAACGAAGTCATTGCGGACCTCAAAAAGTCACTAAGCGAATCTACCCGTAAAGGAGGTACAAAAAACCTAGAGCAGTCCTTAGTGGTCCTGCCAATCAAGTTTGCGGGCGATAAATGGACGCTTCAATTCAGGGCAGAGGATTATTGGGAATTTGTCAACAAAGGTGTTCAGGGTATAGGGGGAACCAAAAAGAAAGACGGCAGTAAATGGCCGAACCGCGGTGCTGGCTCTCCATTCAAGTTTAAAAAGGGGCCAAAAGTTTCCGATATTTCTCAATTCGCCAATACCTACGGGTTCAATAAATATGCACTCCGGGAATCAATTGCAAAGTCAGGGTTAAAACCTACGCATTTTTTTGATAAGGTAGTAAACGATGCTTTGAAAAGGGATTTGATTTCAAGACTCGAAAAAGCCGCCGCCCGTGAAATTACACTGACGCTCACCAAAGACTTTAAATAATGGCAATCACAATTCAGGAAGATATACCCTTATTCAACCCTGCCTTTAACCGCATGGTTGTTGTTGCAAGTTCAACGAACGTAGCAGAGCCAGCGTTTAAATTCCTATTCGACGTTTACTTAGACTTTCCATCAGGCACCGTAATGAAACGATATGCCGTTGTTCCTGAGCCTGATTTTAGTTATGGAGTTGTTGATGTTGGAAGGTATGTTGAAAGTGCTATTTCAAACACAATGGCTGCTTTTGATTCTGTGGCTGCATTTCAAACTCCGGTTAATCCAGACGGCTCATTTAGCCTAACGAACTTCTTTATTGACTACGGAGAACAATACGAGGTGGCTGGCGTGGTAACGAACTTCCCATCCTTAACAGTTGGATCAACGAAATACACATGGAACGCAAGTATCGGGTTTGAGCAGTTTCAGTTCTTCAATGCTGAAGATTATTTAATGTCATTGGCTTTTGACCCTGCTGAATTTTTAACAGATCAAAAGACGAATAAGGTATCAATTGCTAATTTAGGTTGGCACCATATTATAACTGACACAGCGGGAGATGTGGATTATATTGAGATCAAGACTTACAATTCAGCGGGCGCATTAATCGACACGTTCCAAAAGGCCAACGCGGTAAGTGCGAGAATGTACAAAGTAGCCACGGGGCCGGAGTCTTTGAACAACATGACTGGGGCGTTTCTATTGGGAGCGCAGCCAGTTATAACTTCATCAGTTGCAAGTTATACGATTGGGATTTGGAACTCAGTTGCCCCTACTTTACTAAGTGAATTACTCACCTTTGAAATAGAGGAGCCATGCAGATACACTCAAAGGCGCGTACACTTCCTAAATATTTACGGGTCATTTGATTCGTTTAACTTCAATCTAAGGAGCCAGAACAAGCGCAAGACAAACAGGCAAACTTATTCCTACGACAAATACCCAATTGTTTCGGGGGGTACGAACTTTTTACTTCAGGATCAAAAGTCGGTTGTGAACTATTCCGACACTGAAAAAACCATGATCGTGAGATCTGACTATTTGACTACTGAAGAAAATACTTGGTTACAGCAACTTATCGAAAGCCCTGAGATTTATTTAGAGGTGACCGATGCAAACGGAGCGCAGAACTTTTTGGCCGTTGAAAGTGTTGTTGGTGACTCATGGATAGAAAAAGAAACCGAGATTGACAAGTTATTCATCATGGAGTTGGAGTTGAAATTCTCACAAAAGGATAAACGTCAACGCAGATAAATGGCAGTTGAAAGACTCTATATCGAAGATGTTTATATTCCAATGACCGGAGGGCTTAACCCGTCGATTACTAAAAACATTACGGATATAAACGAGCCGGATAAAAGGAAAGCCAACTATTCTAAAACGATAACACTACCAAGATCAAAGGAACTGGATAACGTATTCTCTCAAATATTCGAGATCAACTTAATTGATGGAACTTACAACCCTAACAGTAAAGCATCAGTTGTGTACACCGTAGATGAGGAAATAATCATAAACGGGTATTTAAAACTTAGTGCTATAAACATAACTGATAGAGATAACATTTTTTACGAGGTAGTTCTATTCGGGAATAATGCCGACTTCTTTGCAACAATCAAAGAAGAATATTTAACTGAATTAGATTTATCCGAGTACAACCACACCTTAACATTGGAACTTCAGGAACTAAGTTGGGACACTCAGATAATCATCAACGGAGTATTGGAGCCATTTGAATTAGGCACTGGCTATGTTTACCCGCTTATTGATTACGGCTTTTCTTTGGATGCCATTAATTTCTATTCAACAGACATGGCTTGCTGCATTTATGAGCGCGAGTATATGAGGAAGATAATTGAGTTTGCAGGGTTTACTTACACCTCGGCTTTTTTAGATTCAGCATACTTCAAAGCGTTCATCATTCCATCCTCGCCTGAGTGCTATCAGTTAGATGTATCTGAAATTGAAGATAGAGAATACTCAGCCAACACCCCTGAGTTGACAAGTACGGGAACAACAACGAGTGATCCGATTTCTAATTTTCCGACCTACACCGCGCATGATGGGATTATATTCACCAATGAGATAAGCGACCCCGGAGGGAACTATGACCCGGTTACTGGAATTTTCACAGCCGTCACAAATGGAACTTATAATTTCATGGCGCTGGTTGATGTCTATGGAAACTTTGACCCGGCAACGGGCGCAGCAGTAAAGAACCAAACAAACATTCAAGGTTATTTGACATTGAGGGTTACGACAATTGCAACAGCCATTGAGGTGCAAGTTCAAGCCAAGCAATTTAATATCTTCAAGCATGACGCAGCGTTTACAGTTGGAGCAAGATCAACAGCCTCAGCCCCATCCTATCCTGATGCTGACTACATGGATGCGCCTTTTGTTGGTTCTCCGGTAGTTGAAGATCCACCCGATAGACTTTTTATTGAGTATGATAATATTGATCTACTGGCTGGGGATGAAGTTAGGTTAACTTGGATAGCAAGGGCGGCAACTGCAAGCGGAGTTGTGACAGAGAAATTTGTTGACAACGTTGGTACATATTACGATGGAGATATTACGGTTACTATTTCGGTTGGTGCATTTTATAACAAATGCGTTAACACCACCTTAACTGTTGGCGCAACTTTGAAGATGTCGAAAGTCATTCCACAGAACATTAAAATGATTGATTATTTCATGAGCAACTGCAAGCGGTTCAACTTGTACGTTGATATTGACCCCGATGACCCAAAGAACTTAATCATTGAACCTAGGGACGATTATTATACGTCTGATGTTTTAAACATTCATCATCTAATTGACCGATCAAAAGAGATAGTTTATTCACCGATGGCTGCGCTTGATGCAAAGCAATATCGCTTCGGATTCAAGCCGGATGGTGACTACTGGAATAAACACTATACCGATAAGTGGCAAGAGGTTTATGGTGATAGATTCTGTGATGTTGAAACAGAGTTCACCAATCAAATAAAAAAGACTGAGGTGATTTTCTCACCCACTCCAATGGTAGCACTTCCGGGAAATACAAGGGTGCTTCCTACCATTTATGCTATTAACGACAGTGGTGAGCCAGTTACAACGAAGCACAATATAAGATCGCTTTATTATGGTGGCATGAAGCCATGTAATAAACCGTGGAAACATTCTAACGTAGGGCTTTTTGGAACTACGTACTATTGGCATTTTACTTATCCCTATGCTGGACATTGGGATGATCCATTTAGCCCAACTGAAGATATTAATTTCGGATTGGTTAAGGAAGTATTTTACGATGACAACATTGACCCGATTGTAATTACCAATAATAATTTAGTCAATAAATACTACGGGAAATTCCTTCGTGAGATAACGGATGAAAATTCAAAGATCGTTGAAGTGTGGGCGCATATTACACCAAAGACATTTACCGATTGGTCATTTGACAAACTTTACTTTTTTGATTTTGCTTATTACAGGCTTCAAAAAATAGAAGGGTACAACCCAACCAAAGACAATACCACTAAATGTATTTTCTTATTACTCACTGCTGCGGGTGATTTTACACCCACCCAACACACTACTACGGGTGCAACGGGTAGCCTTCCTGTGATTCAAACAGGCGGCTCAATCCAGATGGATGAAGATTTAACCGTTAGAAGTACCTTCAATGGCAACCAACCTAACGGCAATAATTTCAAGAATAAAAATGTAACGGTTAAAGGTGAATTAAATTTTGTCGCTAATGATGCAAAGTTTGTTGACATCATTGGAAGTAGTAACATGGTATTTCACAACGCTGAGAATGTATTTATCTCTGGAGATAGTAACGTAATAGATGCTGGTGCAAAAAATGTTGCATTGATAAATACAAGCGGGGTCACAGTAATGGATTCGGACGTGACGTTCATTGACGGAAAACGTCAAGGATATTGGTTAGAAAAAACAGCCGATTTCACCGCTGATGATTCAGTTGTTGGATATTACATTGATGCTACCGGAGGCGATATAGTGGTCACATTAAACAGTAGAGAAAAAATATCTGATTGGATTTTTAAACGGATGGACAACTCTGCTTACAGTGTCACGATTGACCCAACCGCAACGGGGACAATAGACGGTGATTTAACTCAGGTTCTTTTACAGTATGAATCTATTCGTTTGAGATGGAATGAAGATACTGGGGAATATTCAATAATTAATTAAGATGGCATATTTAAGAGATAAGATCGTTGAGTTGGATATAAGTAGGGATAACCTTTACGCTGGTAAGGCTGCAAATGCCTTTCATATTTTTGGTCGTAGATCAACACTTATAGCTTCGACACTTCAGGACGTTGGGGACGGACTTACTACAAGTCAGTTTTTCCCTGTACTTACAGGTGCCGAAACGATTCAGGCTATATCCACAAACCCAAACGATGACGGAGCACCAGCGGGAACAGGAGCGCAAACAATAAAGGTGACGTACATTGATTTGAATTACGCTATTGTAACCACTGGAGACATAACTTTAAATGGTGTCGCTGCTGTTACGGTGGTTGTTGCTGACATGCTTTACTATTTATGGGCAGAGGTGACGGCAGTTGGAAGCGGAGGAGTTGCAGCAGGTGATATTACAATAAGAACTTCGGCACCTCTCACGATGTCAAAAATCTCAGCGGGTACTAATAGATCAATGGACGCTTGTTTCATGGTGCCAGACGGATATACGGGGTATGTTCCACGTATAAAATACGGTAATATTTCTAACTCACAGGATTTTAGATTGAGGGCAACTGTTAACGCTAACGATAGAACCTTATCAACGGTGTTTCATTTTTGTGATGGATTTAATTCACCAAGCAATACAAGTGATGGAGAAGAATTACCGTGGTTGAAATTCCCGGCACGGTGTAAAATTACAGGCTCCACAATTTCAAGTTCAGGCGCAGCCAACACAAGGGCATCGTTTTCGTTTTCAATAATATTAATCGCAGACTAAATGGCTATTTCAAACTATACAGCAACAACGACAAGCGGCGAAGCGGTGGAGGCTAATGGTAACAGGTCTGCTTTAGTGATAACCAACACAGGTAACATCGGTGTTTTTTTAAACATAGGCGGTACTGCTGAGGTTGATAAAGGAATTTATTTAGCGGCTCAAGGCGGTGTATGGGTGATGGATTGCAACACTTTTTCTCAGTCAAACATTACAGCGATAACGGCCAGTTCCACGTCTAACCTAGCAATATACGAACTGTCATGATAAACAACCCTTCAGACATATCTGCCAAACAGGACACGCTCGTTTCAGGAACGAACATAAAAACTATAAACGGGGCAAGTGTTCTGGGGTCAGGTGACCTCACTGTAAGCGGGGCAACAGGCGCAACCGAAACGGAAATAGACTTTGGAACAACACCAGTTTCAGAGGCGATGTTTACAATAACCGATGCGTCTATCACAGCGACAAAAAAAATAATGACATCGGTTAGTTACGCGGCTCCAACAGGCAAAGATCAGGATGAACTAGAAATGGACGACCTTCAGTTGAGAGCAGTGGCGGGGACTGGTGAGTTTTTTCTATACGTCAAATCAGCAGACGGGAGTTACTTGGCTGACAAATTCAAAATATATTACATAATAGCAGCATAACTAAAAAACAAAAATCATGGCAGTAATTAAATCAGGTGCATCGAGCGACCAGCTTACAATTGACCCAACCAGTAAAGCAGCAAGAACAACTCTTTATGCTCCTGATGGAACTTATGTAGGAGAAAAAAGGACTTACCGCGCCTCAACTATAATCCCGTTGGTAGCAGCGGTTACGGTAAACGTTCCATTTTTTAATATCATTGGATCGGCAACGACAACTGTTAGGATTCGACGAATAAGAGTATCAGGAATGACACTAACTGCGGTTGGTTATTTCACAATAAACGTTGAGAAACTTTCTACCGCTTCAACTGGTGGAACCTCAACAGTACTTGTGGCAACGCCATTAGATAGTGCTGACGCAGCAGCAACAGCGGTATCAAGGGCGTACACGGTAGCACCAACAAAAGGAGCCTTAGTAGGAACGCTTGCAAGTTATCGGTCATTATGGCAAGCAACCGTAGCGGTAGGCACAAGCCTTGCTCCTGAAATGATTTTCAATTTCGGAGACATTGACCAAAGCAGAGCCATCGTATTAAGGGGTGTTGCCCAAGAAGTAGCATTAACATTCCCTGTTGTCTTATCAAGCGCAGGTACATTGGCAGTAGATATCGAGTGGACTGAGGAATAACGAATATTAATATCTGGGTATAATGGCTGAAGTAATAAATTTAGAAGTAAACGTATCGGGTAACGGCAAGAAATCCGTTTCTGAAGTTCGTTCCGAATTAGTCGAAGCGGAGAAAGCAGCCAAAAAAACTGGTGACGCGCTAAGTGACGGTATTGACAAGTCCGAAAAAAAGGCAGTCAGTCTAAAGGCGCAATTGCGCGCAATGAAGGCAGAGTTGATGGGAATGGACGAAGGCTCGAAAGAGTTCGCCAAACTATCAATGGAGGCCGCGAAACTTGAAGATCATATCGGAGACGTAAACGCCAGAGTAAAAGCCCTTGCTTCCGACACAAAACGAGTTGATGCTTTAGTAGGCATAGGCACCGGGATTGCAGCAGGGTTTCAAGCGGCCTCTGGCGCAATGGCTTTATTTGGTAGCGATTCAAAAAAGGTCGAGGAGTCAATTAAAAACGTTATTGCAGTTCAGGGTATTTTGAACGGAGTACAACAGGTCGCACAACTATTACAAAAGGAACACATCGTTGGTATTTACGCGAGGATGGCCGCTGAGAAAGTTGCGGCAGTAGCAACGGCAGGTTGGGCGGTTGTGCAGGGCGTTTTAAATGCCGTAATGACAGCCAACCCAATAGGTTTATTGATTGTTGGCATCGCTGCTTTGGCAACAGGTATCTATGCTCTAATTACAAACATCGAAGCGGTTATAGGCTGGTTTGGAGATTTGTTTTCCGCTATGTTATTCTTGGATTCAGAGGAAGATAAGATAGAGCAAAGACGGGCTGAGCGTGCGCGAGCCAATGCAGACAGGAATATTGAAAGGCTTAACCAAATTAACGAGGAAAGAGAGGCAAGGAAAAAGCAATTTGAAGATGAGCAAGAAAAACTAGACTTAGAGATTGCAGCATTAGAGGCGGTTGGTAAATCTTCATACGCACTGAGGTTACAGAAGCAGCAGCACAGGCTTGCGAATCTTCAGGAAGAAATTGCGGATATACAAAGGCTGTCCGAAAGTTGGACTACATACTACGAGGATCAATTTGCGATGTCTGGCAAATCTCGTGAGGATTTTTTAGCACAATTGAAACTTCAGGGAATTGACACTGAAAGATTAACCAACGAGCGCATTGCTTTGGAGGAGAAGGTAGGCGTTGAGATTGAAAGAGTTAATATTGAGATTTCAGGAATAAAATATCAAGAGGGGCAAAAGCAATTAGCCAACCAGCAAAAGATTGATGACGAAGAAGAAAGGGCACGGCAGAAAAAAGCCGCTGATGAGATAAGACTGCACGAAGAAAAAATGCAACGTATTTATGCAGAACAAGCAGCGCAAATTGACGTGCTTCTTCAAATCGAAAATGCGGAAAACGCTTACACAGATTCTCTTTTAACAGAACAGGAACGACAAGAAAACGCAGTAAGGGATAAATATTTTTCTCTTATAGAGCAAGCCAAGCAATACGGTGAAGACACCAAGACGCTAGAGCAGGCGTTAGCCGCTGAGTTGGCTGTAATAAAAGCGGATGCAGATGCCTTTGATGATGAATTGAGAAACGAGAGACTTACCAAACAAGCAGCCTACGCTGACTCAACTATTTCAATGGCTTCCGATACTTTAAAATCTTTGGAGTCGCTGAATGCTTTATTCTCAAGGCGTGAAACAGCCCGGATAAACGAGAAGATAAAAAACGGTGAAGCCTTAACAGCATCCGAAGAACGTCAACGCAAAAGACAGAGCGCAATTAACAAAGCCTTTGCTTTGGCTCAGATCGCAATTGATACGGCTACGGCAATATCGGGAGCAATTGCGCAGGCTCAGTCCGTTCCATACCCTGCCAATATTGCGGCTATTATCTCAGGAGTTGCGGCGGTTCTGGCTGGTATTGCTTCAGCGGCAGCGGTTCTCAGTTCTTCGCCTCCGGTTGTTGCAAGCGGGGCGGGTACGGGAGATGTGAGTTCAACGGCAGATGAAGTCGGAGCAACTGAACCAAACGTCAGGGACTTGACCGGATCAACCCTGCTCAATCAGGAGCCGAATAAAGTGTACGTTGTCGAAAGCGATATATCGAACACTCAGGACAAGGTAAAAGCAATAGTCCAACAGGCAACTTACTAACCAATAAAAAAAAGGAGCGGTTTACGGCCACTCCCTTTCTGACAAATACATCGTACACCACTACTATTATTTGCATAACAAATATACTATTTTTTTCAATATAATAGTTGTCATTCAAAAAAAATATTACCTTTGAAGTAGAGGATTGTAGCAATGTCTTAGCGGATATTGTGAAGTCTACCCCTTGCCGGACGCGCCTCTATTTTTTTTTGGCGAGGAGACATAAGGCAAGGGAATCAGTTATCAGCTCGGAACTGAATCACAAAAAAGAGAATAACCCCCAAACCAACATTTGAAAAAACAGGACGAAAGGCTTGGAGATTCCCGCTAACTGGAAACCAAGCAACTGCCAACGTTTATAACGGACGTTCGCCCTGAGTGAAAAAGAACGGAACTTTACTGGAGATTCCGTCACCGTTTTAGAATGGTCAGAGGGCACTAATGTTTTTCGAGTGAGTTAATCAAAAGATTAAACAATCAACTGTCTACTGGCAGAGGGTAAAGGAGAAGAACTGCCTACCAACTAAGGTAACATTTAGACCGACTCATCGTTTTTTGAACATGGAGGAAGTCATTACCCTTACCCTTCCTGATGAAAATCAGATTGAGTTCCAAATTGCTTTCGTTGATGAACCAGCGATTGAATCTTCATTCCTTGCTTTCAAAAAAACAGTAGTCCACAAATTCGTTGAGGTTGACAAAGCCCAACGCAAAGTCATGGGTTATTTCATGATCGCTGACATGGAAATCCCTAGATGGGACGAAAAGCGCGGAGCCTACAAAGTGAAGTTTCCAAAAGACTCGGTAGATAAAATCGTTCGCAACTGGTCAGCAAATGGCCTGAACAAGAACATGAACGAAATGCACCAGACAAACCAGTTCGCAAAAGGGGTCTATGTTTTAAACCAATGGCAACTGGATTCTAAATTGGGCATTGTCCCGCCTTCTGGATTTGATGTAGAGGCAGACGGTAGTTGGTTTGGAATTGTTCAATGCGACAACGACGAAATTTACCAGAAGTGTTTGAACGGTGAGTACACCGGATTTAGTATTGAGTGTATGTTCGTCGAACTGAAGGCTTCGCTTATGGCTCAATTGGAACGCATTTTTGCCGAAAGTAACATTTAACAAGGCACATCGTTTTTTAAAAAACATTAAGCATGGACTTGAAAGTAGTAAAAGAATTGCTTCAGAAAACAAAGGACTTTTTCGCAACAAAGGGAATACCTGCGATTGTGAAAGAGAAGTTTGAGGAACTCATGCTAGTTGACGGCACTACAAAAATCACAGTCGAACCAGACTTAAACGTAGGTTCGGCAATTGCTTTGTATGCTGCTGACGGCACGCCAATCCCTGCTCCTATTGGAGAATACGAATTACAGGACGGTAAAATTATTGTTGTTGAACAGGACGGCATTATAGCCGCTATCAATGAGGTTGCCCCCGAAGAAGATTTGGGAGCAGCGCCAGCACCCGGAAGCCCGGAGGCCAAAGTAAAAGAACTGATTGAACGAATTGAAACCGTAAGCAAGTATGCTGAAACTGTTTCAGGTGAGTTCAAAAAGCAAAACGAAGATTTAAAAGGAGAGAACAAGAAACTCGAAACGAGAGTTCTCGAATTGGAAAAATTCGTGAAAGAAACTTTTGAAACTCTGTTGGCCGAGCCAGTGAAAGAGCCTGTTCAGAAGTTCAACAATCCTCTCGGAAAGTCCGGGTCGAAAAACATTTTTGAATCAATCTTAAAAAAATAAGTCATGGCATTTGATGTATCAGGATTAAGCGCGTGGGTAGATGAGAACAAGTTTCCATTGCTCATGCAATTGCAAGCAAAGTCAGGTCTTGCTGACGTTGTAGCAAAACAAACAGGAATTAAAGAGGTAGCACGTCTGCACTCTTTGACCACTACTGCACCGTTCCAATCGGACGGATGCTCGTACAACGCTTCGGGAACCACAACTCTCGGACAAAAGAATATTACTGTTGGAGCGATCGCAGTAATGGAAGATCTGTGCGTTAAAACACTCAATGGATATTGGGCGCAGCAACTGGTTGCAAAAGGCGCAGCCGGGGAAGAAGTTGTTCCGGGTGAGATTGAAAATATGTGGATGGCTAAGAAACTCAACGTTATTGCCAACCAAATCGCGAAAGCGGATTTTCAAGGTGACACTGGATCGGGTGATGCGAACCTTAATAAGTACGATGGTTTGTTGAAACTTGTGGACGCTGACGGTACCGTTGTAAACGGGAACCTCGGAGGTTATTACTCAGTCGACGTGACGAACATTCTTGCCGTATTGCAAGGTATGTACACTGCTATCCCTGAAGATTTGGAAATGGATGCTCCTGACGCTGGCCGTCAATTGTATCTGTGGTTGCCAACCGCTTGGTATAAACTTTATATCAACGCGCTCATCAACTCAAACAACTACCACTACACCGCGACGGATGGTGATACCAAACTCTTTGGCACTAACATTATCCTAAAACCGACAGTAGGTTTGGCAAGTACTAACCGTATGATTTTGACATACGCCGATAACATTACAATCGGTTTGGATGGTGACGCTGATGAGGAAAAAATGGAAGTGTGGTACTCGAAAGACGACCGTACTACAAAATCACTTGTCGCTTTCAAGCGCGGTGTGCAGTACCAATTTGGCTCGTACATTGTCGAGTTCACATTGCTTGCATCTTAAAATAACTGAGGGGTGAAAAGCCCCTCTCTTTTAATTCTAAAGACATGAGTTGTTTACTTACAACAGGATTTGATTACGAGTGCGATGACTCAGTAGGAGGCATAAAGCAGGGTTCTCTTTTGATTACTCAGTTTGTCAACATTACGGCAAACACAGTAGTTGCGGGAGAAGTAACTGTATTGACTCAGGCTGGTGGAACTTCGTTCTTCAGGTACAAGATCAAAAAGGAATTGGTTGATTTTGTTTCAACCGGGAACCACGCTCCTGAAATGGGGACGAACTACTACGAGGGAGTTATCAACGCGGTGTTGTTTAAACTCTCGAAAGAGAAAAATGTGGAGTTGAAATTGCTTGCAACTGGTGGACCACTTGTGGTCATCGTTCAGGACAACAACGACATTTACCACATCTTCGGTTTGGAGTTCGGTGCGGAGTTGGCTGGTGGAACAAACCAAGCGGCATCAGGCAAAGCCTTCGGAGACATGAACGGTTACACACTTGGATTTACTGACAAAGGTAAAAACAGGTTGACAGTAGCGACATCTTTGATGGCAACTATCCTGATCGACGGAGAGAACTCGTAAGAGAAGTAATTAATAAAAACTGAAGAGGGTGGGAAAAATCCCGCCCTTTTTTTTTAACTTTAACGCATGACAGTAAAACAAGAGTGCATTGGAAATACCCACACCAGAACCGCACCAAACGGTACGGTTATTACGGTGACGATCAAGAACGACCCTAGTCAGTTTGAACTTTACAAACTACTGAAGTTGGACGTTTTTGGGCCAGAGGTGAAAGCGAAAGTTTTGGAAGTAAAACCAAAAGAGGAAAAGAAGAAAAGTGCAACTGCAAAAAAGTAGCATAAATGTAGTGGCTTTAACGCTGGTTGAAAAAACCACGCTAGTAAATCCCTACTACCTTTTTGAGTTCATCAACGACATGACTCTGGTAAAGTATTACCAGATTTTTACCGATGTGTCCATAGCGGGAGAAGCGCGAAACAGGTCAAACGAGTTCAATATTGAAGTGGTAAATTCTGGCTCCGGGGCGAACAAAATCATTCTAGGAAACGTTGGGTTATACCACTACACAATTTACGAGCAGGCCAGTTCTACGAACTTAGACCCTGATCTGGCAGACGGAGTAGTTGAGAGAGGGATAATGAGACTGAGAGACACTGAGGCATCAATTTATATTGCACACGAAACAACTGTTACATACGTAGCGCATGAAATCTAATATTTTCCTTTTGGGTAATTCTGGCAAACTGATGAAATTCGGCGGTGTAAAACTGCCTGAGTTCAAAGAGCAGAATAACCTAGACTGGATTATTGATGGAGTTGACCCGGATTGGTGGAATATGCAGCCGCAGTATTACGAATACCTTGCGTCGAGTTCACCGAAGAACGCGGGTATTATCAAGGCAAAAAACCGCTACGTTTATGGTAAGGGGTGGGCTTATGATTCGTTAGGATTAAGTATTCAGGATAAATTGAATGTCGCTTCGTTCCTGAAGAAAATTACTGATTCTAAATTGACACGTAGAATTATTTCCGACCGTACAAAGCAAGGCGGATTTGCGGTTGAAATGATTCCAGACAAGGGCGGCAAAACGGTAATGCCGCACTATGTCGCTTTTAAAAATGTCCGGGTAGCGAAAAAGGAATACAACAAAGACGGCACCGAGAAGCCTCAGAAATACTTCTACACTAAGGACTGGTCGAAGAAAGGCAAAGCAAAAGAGAATAAAGATTTCACTACGTTCTACCCGTTTACATGGAGCGAGGAGAAAATGGACAAGGCCAAAAGGTACATTGTCTATTACAGGGACGAGGAATACATGGATGACCCTTATCCGCTTCCTGAGTATATCGGTGGAGTTCCGTACATTGACGCGGATTGCGAGGTTGGAAACTTCGTAAAGAACAATGTTAAGAACGGATTTACTGCTGGCTACCTTGTGAACTTTTACAACGGCGAGCCAAGTGATGAGCAGAAGGCAGAAATTTCAGACGCATTCGACGGAGTTCTGACTGGCTCGGAAAAGGCTGGAACAGTAATAAAATCGTTCAACGAAAACAAGGATTCGGGCGTTGAAATCACTCCGATTAATCCTAACGGACAAGACGAGCGTTACAGTAATTTGAACAACCAAATCAGGGACGAAATTTTCACAGCTCATACAACCTCCCCTTTGGTGGTTGGGATGAAAGGAGATAACGGATTCTCCAATAACGCGGATGAAAAAAGAACCGCAACTGAGGCTTTCAATCAGGATTACGTAGCCCCGGTTCAGGAAATTTTCAACGAACTATTCAACAACATTATCCATTTCAACGGACTGAAGGGCGAGCTTTATCTTCAGAGACTTGACCCGATTAAGGCGCAAATTTCAGAAGCGACATTTAAAGAGATCGCAACCCTTGATGAGATTCGCGAAGTTGCTGGCTTGCCGAAGCCAGAACAAGAAAGCAACGAGGTTGCGGAGGCGTTGAAAACATTGAGTCCGTTGGTGCAGAATAAAGTATTGGAGTCGATGTCAATCGGTGAAATTCGGGCGTTGATTAAACTGACAACCGACGAGTCGGGCGTAACTTCTACCACAGTAACAAGGGCGAAGCAATTTGAAAAGGATTTTAACTGTGAGTCATTTGAAAAATTCTCAACCGATGACGCGGGATTGATTCATATTGATTCGAGAGAGCTTTATTGCACGGATATTTTTGACGCTAAATTACAGGCTCAAAAGTTTCATCAGGAATTTGCCAGCGACATTCAAAACGCTATCACCAAACTACTGACAGGTGACCCGAAGTTAACCGTTAAGGACTTGTCTAAACTACTCAAAGAAACTCCGAAGGAAGTAAGCCGTATTATAAAAGATATGCAGTCTGAAGGCTTGTTAGAGGGCATGACCCCGACTGCCGAAGCCGTGGCCGAAAGCGAAGAGAATGAGATTTTTGTAGTTTACAAATACGTTACCCGCGCCGATGCTCCTGAGTTAATAACTGAGAGCCGTCCATTTTGCGTTGAGATGTTGAGGCTTTCAAAAACAAGGTCGTGGTCAATAGATCAAATTCAACAGATCAGTGCGATTGAAGGGTATGACGTTTTCGCAAGACGTGGCGGGTGGTATCACAATCCAGACACCGGAAAGAATACCGCGTATTGCCGCCACATCTGGGAACAACGCTTGGTAAGAAAGAAATAACATGGCACAGACGCGCGCGCTTTTCATATCGGAAAAATACATCAAGAACAACGCTGAGATTGACGATAACGTTGATGTTAAAAAATTACTACCTACTGTATGGTGGTGTCAGAAAGCCTACATTGAAAAATCAATCGGCACTCCTTTGTTCAATGATTTGATGGCCGATGTCATTGCTTCAACTTTGGCGGGTGACAACCTGACTTTAGTTGAGTCTTACATTTCGGACGCTTTACTGGCGTGGACAATGCATGAAGCACAAGTACCAATGCTTTACAATTTCCGAAATAAATCAGTAGGGAAATCTTCGAGCGATAATTCACAGCCTATTGACTATGTAGAACACAGGTATTTGAAGGACTACTACAAACCTCGCGCAGAATATTTCTCGCAAAGACTAGAGGATTATTTGTGTGCTAACGCAACACTGTTCCCGCTGTACCAAACTTACACTACTTCAGATCAAGTAAGGGCGCGAGACACTAGCCCAAGCGTTTCGGTTTATCTCGGACGGGGAAGGATGAAGCATTCAAACGGATTTGATTTTCCATGAAGCAAAGAGACTTTACAAAAATAGATAAGAAGTTGGCAAAGTATTATGACGTCAAAAACGTACAATCAAATAATTCAAGCAAGTCAAGCGTTTGCAACGGCTCACAAAGTTCTAAAAAACTTCGGCAACGGCCAACCGTTTGACATTGCCCTCCACAACCAGACGGAGACCTACAAGTATCCGTTAATGTGGATGGAGGATAAATCTATGCCTATTGAGACAGGCGTGGAGGTATTTGGTTTTCGGGTTTATTTTTTGGGAACTGTCGCAACAAACAAAGAAACTGAAGGGGAAATCTTATCTACCAACGTCAACGAAGTTAAGTCCGACATGATGCAATGTGCTAAAGACTTTTTAGCTTATTGGGTTCAGGATCACAATTACGACACGCTCAACATTGACAAAACGGCACCGCGCGAAACACTAGAGGATGCTATTGAAGATCGTCTAACAGGGTGTTATATTGACATTCGATTCAGACAGGCATACTCTTACAACTCGTGTATAATTCCGATGACGGGAGTTGATGCCCCACCGAGCAACTGCGCTCCGGTGTTTATTTACGAGAATGATATTTTGGTTGCGACCATTGCAAGCGGCGGTGCTTATTCTTACGAGACATCAAGCGGCTCAATCGGAATTGATTTCAACGGAGTTGATACTGGGGTTCCTTTAACGGCAGACCCTTCAGATTTCAATGTAAAGAATACGCTAGGCACCTCGGTTGGGACTTTAGGAACCAACACAGCCTCAGTAAAAGAAGTCACGGCACCAGACGGAACTGTCTTGGTAAAGGATTCAGCCGGAGCAACACTACACACAAAAACGGCACCGTCAGGTGATACGACAAGTCAAACCGTTACAGACTCCACGGTCAATATAAAGAATAGCGCGGGCACTCTTTTGTACGGCCAGACAGTAAAGGCAGAGGACGCGATAAATAGAACTATTTTAGATTCAAACGTTTCAAATTCAAATGACACATATGATGTTGATGTTTTGGCTGAGGGAACTTTAGAACTTCCTGACACAACAATAGACGTATACATTGATGGCGTTTTGAATCAATCGGTATCTATTGTAACACTTGACCCGGCAGCGGAAATAAATATTTCATTATGAACATAAATCTAGGTCTTACAGCAGATGCGACAGGTACGGTTGACGTAATCACAGCAACATATTCCCCTGCACCTACACTGGTAGACAAGAAAATTCTATTCCTTGTATCGGCGGGGGCAAATACTACAACTACGCCCACATTCAATCCAAACTCCGTAGGGGCGCAAGTAATAAAAGCAAGGGGTAATCAAACGTTATTAGTTGGTGACACTGGTGCAGCGGGATATACGATGATACTTCGTTACGAAGCTACTGGTACTTATTGGGAATTATTGAACCCTGCTGCCGTTGCTGATCTTGTTGACGTTGTGGCTTTTTCTGTAAAATTTGGCTGGTCAGTTTTAAACCCTGCCGACGCAAACACTTACAGACCTTCGCCAATAACAACACTTGCCGCAGGAACTGCTGACAACATAAATAAACAAATAAGACTACCTTATGCGGCAAAAGCTACATACGTTTTAATAACGGTTTCAGGTACGGGTGGCTCAAGCGAGGCCGTAACTGTACAAGTTGCAAATATAACTCAGGCCACAACGTATAATTTTGGAACGATGGATTGGTCAGTGATGCCAAATGCGGTTTGTTTTTCAGGTGGCACTTTGACTGGTAATGCAAACGATTTGTGGGGCGTGAATATTATTTGCCCTACTTGGGTAACAAATCCAGCATCTATTGTAATTTCAATTGAAGTAGGGTTTAATCTTAATTGATATGAAGTATAGAATAGTTGACGCAACGGTAAAAATCAAGGGTAAGAATATCCCAAAGAAAAACATTGAGTACATCGAAAAAGGCGTTGTTGTCCTTGTCGAGTGTTACGAATTAGGAGGTGAAGTCATTACCCAAATCAAACCAGAATACACTGAAGAATGACACCAGAGGAAATCAAAATACTATCCGACAGTTTGGCTAATGCCGCGTCAGAGCACAGTGGCGTTTTGTATTCTTTGATTGGCCTAGCCGTTGGTGTTGTGCCTATTCTGGCGAATTATATTCGCAAGGCCTTTGCAAAGGAGGTTAATAAAATGACCTTATCAATCGTGAATCCACTTACGGAATTGATTGAGACTTCCAATAAGAGACAGGAGGAAATGATGACAGCCCTAACTGTGATAGTTGAGGAACTGAAGTACTTACACGACAAGGCGGATGAGCATGATAAGAGGCTGAAAAAATTGGAAGTAATACGTTCACGAGGCAAAAAACAAGTAGCATGAAACAGTTCTTTTGTGATGAGACAGGCCAGTTAAGCATGACGCGATTAATGGCGTTCCTGTGTTGTGTAAGCGCGTTAGGAATGGCGTGGCTGCACCCTACGGAATGGGCAGGTTATTTAGGAATCTTAACCCTTGCTTATGGTGGTAAGGTGGCTCAGAAGAAATTAAGCGAAACAAAGAAATAATGGAAAGAATCAAGGTATCAAGAAGTTTTTTCGCTGACGAGTTCGTTTATCCCGGTGGTGACTTCGCGGAAGTTGATCCGAAACTGGTCATCATTGCTCAGTGGATAAGGGACACAATCGGGATGCCTGTAACGATCAACAACTACGCAACGGGAGGTCAGTACAAAGAATCTGGATTGAGGGATATAAATACCAAGACCGGAGCAAAAAAATCAGCGCATAAGGAAGGTAAAGCCATTGATATTAAGGTAAAAGGCATGACGGCTAAAGAGGTCTACGGTTGGTGTCTTGCTCATTCTACTGAGTTGTACGCTTTGGGGGTGAGGGAAATTGAAAACAATCTACACACTCCAACGTGGACACACCTCGGCACGAGAGGTGGCTGGTCATCTATAAAAATAATTAATCCATGATAAAAGCCAACTGGTTCACATGGTCAAATGTTATCAAGGTAATTATTATCCTTGCTTTGGCGTGGCTGATCTTCGACAAGTTCTACTCTGAGCCAGTTGATAACGCAGAAAAATACCGCCAAGAAATCAACGACCTTCAGGATCAAATCAACGATCAAGGCAAAACGATTGACAGCCTAGATAAAGCATTTTCACAACTTGACACCACTTTAATTATACGCCATGAAACAATTGATACTACCAGTTCTACTGACGGTTTGCGCGGTATTACCGGGAGCCTCCTCGCACGGGCAAGACGCTGACACAATCTGTCTCAAAATTTCCGATTACAAAGAGATTTTGAAACTGGCAGAGACGGGCTGGCTTTGTGATTCGCTTTTGGAAAACAGGGAGGATAAAATCAAATCCCTGACCGCTGTGGTTAAATTAAAAACCGATCAACTGGAAGTCGCTGATAAGGCAGTTAATGAATTATCGAACAAACTAAACCGATTTAAACGAGGCAAGAACGTTTGGAAGTTAGTTGCGTTTAATGTTGGCGGTGTTGCGATATTTGAGACTTTGATTTTGATTGCGAAGGATTAAAACGGGCAATGGTCTTTTGAAAGCCTGCGTTTTTCCTCCTGAATTAATACCGGAAGTTCCTTTTGAATCTTATCGCGAATGGCCTGCCTGACAAACTTTGCCGGCACGATTCTAAAACGCCTTAGTTCGTTCAGCATTTGCCTGTCCGATCGTGAAAGTTTAACTCTGTATGTTTCAGTAAGAACCTTCATTTATGGCCGTACAATCGTTGCGCCAATCCAGTAGTTATGGTTAATGCTATGAAACTGCATCTAAACGAGCATTTGTTATTTCAATAGCTTTTGCATTAATGTCGCAACCTATAAAGTTTCGATTCAATTCTTTACAAACTACTGCGGTTGTACCACTGCCTAAATAATAATCTGCAACGGTATCTCCTTCATTTGAACTTGCTTTTATAAATTTAGCAATCAATTCTTTTGGCTTTTGCGTATCATATCCATTTCGTTCAGAATGAGCTTGTGGCAAAGCATTTATATTTATCCAATCTTTAGGTGGAGAATAAGGGCTATTCCAATAAACCTTTCCGTTTTTTGTGGTTGGAATAAGTCCGTGTTCAGCTATTTCTTTATGCCATCTTTTTTGAGTGCTTTCTCCAATATCGCTTTCTCTAATTGCTTCTAAATTAAAAGTCCAATCTTTGCTTTTAGAGTAAAGTAATATTACATCGTGTTTCTCACTCCATTTATTTTTATTAAATCCTTGTGAGCGATAGCACCAAATAATTTCATTCAACATTCTTTCATATCCAAAAATATCGTCCATTATGCACCTAATCCAATGATTTATTTTTGTGTCCATTTGCAAATAAATACTTCCTGTTGGTTTCAATACTCGTTTCATTTCCTTTAATCTTGGTAAGTAATGTGCTTCTATTTCGCTTCTAATCGGTTTTAAATCTTGGTAATCACCGAAATTTCTCCCCGTTCCATAAAGAATATCGCAGTAAATCAAATCTACACTTTCATCAGGTTGCGATAAAAGTAGTTTAAGGTTATCAACCGCACTAACCATAACAGTGGTTTGAAGCAAGTGGGCATCGGTCTTTAATTCAGTCATAAGGCGTGTTTTAATTTTTTGTTATTAATTTAATTATTTGGGCTTATATTTCCCACCTGCGTCAAGCCACGAACCGTTATAAAAAACTCTCCAAATTCTCCTCAATATCATTCCTGTCCCACTTCAAAATTCTTACTATCGTATGACAGAACTGCTCGTACAGGGCCGAAAATTCTGTTTCGTCCATGCTGCTAAAACTAATGCTCTTTGCGGTGCGCCTTACCTCTCCGTTAAAATCTACGTGTTCATTCCAGAATCCCGCCTCAATTGTTAAGTCGTAACGCAATGAATCAATGTCGGTGTAGATTTCCTGATTTGCAAAAACCATTTGAACTAAGGCCATGAACTTGCGATGAAAAGCAGGGTTTCTCACTTGCTTTACCTCGAATTGTAACTCGGTATTTTTACGTAGTTTTTTCAGGACTTCGTAATCGCTGTCGTACAAAGGCACGATTTTATTCTGTGGCGTTATTTGGGCAGTGAACTTCATAATTAGTGTCCGTGTTTCTTTAAAAGTTCCTCATTGGTCTGTATCTGGCTTTTTAGAAAAATCAACCCGCCGGTAAAACCATTTTTAGTTCTGAAATGCAAATCCTGTTTCATTAAACTCATGCTATCATTTAAGGCTTGTTTCAGTTCTTCGTTCTCTGCTTTCAGGGAGGCGTTTTGTTGGGTGGAGTATTCTCTTAACAATATTTCTACTGTTGCTGTAGGAACCCTGTAATTAAGGTCGTGTAATCGAAATCCCTGTTGAACGCTAATTCCTAATTGTTTTTCAATAAATGTTTCTTCCGCTGTCTTGCTCATAATCCTTCTTTTTCTTCATTTGTTTTTGCTTTAAATTTTAAAAATTCCAAATCCTTTTCCCGTTGCAAATCCGTAGTTGAAGTTCCGCGAGATTCCTTTAACTGACTATGCTCGTCGAGACTCATTTGTGCCGCTGTTTCAAGTCTTTCCTCGAAGTACTTTCTGAAAATTCCAACGACCTTTGCCATGTTGATGTTCTCGTAAAACTCTCCATAAGCACCTGTTTTCATTCCCTTAAAAATCAGATTCACGTCCGCAATAGTTACGTGCGGAAAATCCTGAACGATCGTAAAGGCGGTTTCGTCGATTTGACTTTCACTCATTGATCGCTTAACACCCAAAGATTCTATTAGGTTCAGTACCCAAAGTTTTATTAAAGCCTCTGCGCCGGCATTGCCGAAAGTGCGGCGCATCAAACCTATGCTTGGCGTTTTGGCTTTAATGGCTTTGCTCATCGTGTTTATTTCTGACATCGTTCGCATGATCGACTCCGGCTTGTAGGTCTCGCAAAATTCCCTCACGGTAAGCGTCTGAAATTTGAGGATTCCGTTTTTCTGATTTTCCATCTGACGTTGTTTTTAATTCAAAAAATCCCTTCCACCCGTTTGCCATGCTTTGCTCGATAATCTGAACAGCAATACCCTCAGAACCTCCCGATAGTTCAACCAGTTTTTTTAATGCCGCTTGTTCTGATGTGGGTGTTTTGAACGTGAACCCAAATTGATCCCTTTTGTAATCCTTCCAAACCTCCCAGTATTTTAAAAATCCCCCACTCGAAAAAGGATATACCACCTGTTGCTCTTCCCCTTGTACTTTCTCTTTCCCTTCCTCTTTCTCTTGTAGGCAAGGGGAGTCAGACTCCCCTACCGAAGGGGGGTGTAGTTTGTGTCCTGCCTTATCTTCCCATCCTTTAACCTGTTGATTTATAGAATGCTTTTGAGATGTCCACGCAAAATGCGCCATGCCTGTTAGGTGAGTTGGGTCTATTCCAAAAAACTGCTTATTCAATAGTGCGTCCATGAATAGAATTTTGTCTTTTGCTGACAGCTCTCTGTAAACATCAAAGTAAGATTCGTAAAAGTTAAATCCCTTCCGTTCGGACATGGAAATAATTTAGGGGCTTGTCGGGAGGGGGTATCATGGTAGCCGTCAGGAAACCAAAAACCACACCTCCCTAAAACCTTATCGTAAAACTTTTGTTGTATTTTTCATTGACGGCATTTTAGATATCTGCAAATATAAATCAATTTTCCTCATCAGGTTTATACTCGCCTGAAAAGTTTTAAACACTTGGTTTTTTATTCACCGGAACCGTCACCGGAACCGTCACCGTAACCGGAACCGTAACCGTCACCGTCACCGTCACCGTAACCGGAACCGTCACCGGAACCGTCACCGTAACCGGAACCGTCACCGTAACCGTCACCGTAACCGTCACTGGAACCGCGCATATCTACTGCTTCCATACGGCAATTGAATTAAGGTTTGTTTTTCCGGCTTCGGCAATTGGAATAATCTCAATGGCCTCCGTCAAAATAATTGACGGGACTTCCATTGAAATTTTACACTCGGTTGGTTTTTTGCTACCCTCCATTGCTAATTGAGAAAGCGAACAAGCCCCCGACCAATACCAGACGCGGCGAGCATTTACCAATTCGACTTGTTTGTCTTTGTGGGATTTCAAATACCCGAAATGCACACCTGCCGAATAGGTGCGGATCATTACTAACTTCAGCCCTTTAATCGGAGGGGACATTTTTGATACCAAACTTTTCGGCACATAAACCACGTTGTCAATTGTGATTTCTTTTACTACTTGTTTGCTCATTTTTCTGTTTTTAAAATTTATTTTTCTTCACCCGTCACGTGGGTATTCGTTCCAATTATAGTAAGGTCGTTCTCGCTTCGGGGTTCGGCTGAAAAATCTAACTTATCACAAATCCGCAAACACGTCTCGCATTCCTTAACTTGCTTTCTAAG